TCCATCTTTAATGAAATTTCTTTTAAGAAAGAATACATCTTTAGGTTCTTTCAATGTAAATTCTGTTGATACTTTGTCTCCAGGTGTGATATTCATGCCTAAATGATCCATGATAGGTGCAATAACTGTGCCATTAAAATTAACTTCACATTTATTGTCCACTGCCATGATTATGTCATCGCCATAAACACACAAAGCTACCCAATTTCTCATTTCAGTAATGAGTTCAGGCTTGCCTTGATCTTTGCAGACTCGTATCCACACATAGGTCATGAGTAAATCATGAACTAAACAATTAAGTTCTGCTGTAATAGCACAACCACTACATTGACCTTGACTTTTGACATACAAACTGTTCTTTACAATTATAGGAGTATGTATAAGATTATAAATTAACATTCTCCTAATTCTACCATTTTGATCTCCATCATTATACCATGAATCGATAATATCTGTAGCTTTCATTACCAATTCAGGGTGCAGATATTGATCCCAATTTGCATAATCAAAATCTTCCCAAAGAGAATTCTTTTGTTTCAGCTTGTCATAAATTCTTACCCAATCTGTTGCTGGATTAACTCCAACGCAAGACGAGATATTGACAGCCTTCTGTTTCATTGCGGATGTAAAAGCTCCAAAATACTTTCGTATTAGCAGGTTAAATATTAGGGGTAAGCATATAAACGCACGAGTTTTACCTTTCTTAATCTTTGCTATTGGTCTTGTTTCATCTTTTAGACAACAATACGAAATAAATGTTGGCATAATGCCTTCTTTCAATTGTTGTTCAGCTTGTTCCAACCCACTCAATAGTCTTTCAGTTGGTTCGTATACTTTACCGTAACCTGCTGGTATGTCTTGCAATTCTTTAAAATATCTAAATTTTCCTCCTTGTCTCTCTCCCTTCATAGCTCTCTCGAGTATGAGTGGATAGCCTGGTGATGTTTTCATATTCAGTGGAAGCATGATATCAGGTATTCCGTTGACGGTTTCAAATAAATTTAAAACACGTCTTCGTATTCCCATAACGTCAAGCCTCACATCATATTCTATTTTCAACTGTTCAATTGCTCCTTCGAGAACTGCAGTATCTATAACTCCAATTGGATGGGAGAATCCTTCG